CAGCCGTAACAATTGTGTTTGGCGTTTCTACTGTTTGTTTAACGTCACCATTTGGTGCGATAACTTCTATTTTTAACTTACCTTTAATATTCATATTTTCTAACATATCATTTCCCTTATTTAAACTTGAGTTTATATTCTTGTTTTAGTGATTCAATCTTTGCTCTATATTCAACATATTCAGCATTGGTTGAGTCGTTAATACCTAAATTAATCAATCGCATTTCTTCATTAATAGGAAAGACATTTGCAATTTGTCTTTCTAATGTTTCTTTTGCCACTTCTTTCTTTTCGGCTTTACTTGCTTTTATTATCTTCATGGTTCTTTGCTCACAAATAATAACACAACACCATCAACATATTCAGCAATATGGATATATTGGCCGTCTAAATTGAATTCTGGTTGAGCGTCGCCACGTAAAACAACTAATTCACCTTTTGTAGCATAGATTGAATCATTGTCTTTCAGAGTAATACTATCTTCATAATAGGTTTCACCAGCATAGTTGATATTTGTAACTACTCTAAATGTAGCGTTTTTACCTTTTAACTCACATTGAGCCTTGACAATCTTATGCTCAGGCAAACAAGGGAAGTAGATATGCTTAACGCCTTTTTCTGATAAATCGTATTGCATTATTCAATCTCCAAGCCATCACCAGCTTCAGTTAATATATTCTCACCAGCTTCAGTTATAACTAATTCTGGAATAACTATCGTTATTGTAGTGTCACCAATAGCCATTGTGTCGGTTATTGACCCAAACCCGAACAATAGACCAGTAATACGTGGAAAGTCCTCTGTAATCGCAAAATTCTCATATATCCTAAATTCCTTACCAAAAGCTATTGTGGCACTCATTGTTAATGTATCACTCAATACTGGCTGGGTTTCTACATCAAGAATAGAGTCGTCAATTGCTAATGAATCAGTTATGGTTTCAAATAGCGTATTAACATCATTTAATGTTAAAGCTATTGAGTCGGTTATTGCTATTGAATCGTGGGTCATAATACTAAGTTTAAATAATAGCCATTTGTCGTATGGTTTTCTCTAATTTCCAAGTTAATTAAGTCAGCTTGTTTTGCTGTTGCCGAACCGAATTGTATTACCTTTTTAGTAACCAAGCCTTTATCCATCATTGAGTCCCTATGTATTGGAATTGGAACGGTAACATTATCACCAGCTTCAACGCTCAAGTTATTCAAAGTAGTAGTGAATCCAGCGTGGAATTTAGCGTCTGAATATTCATCATAGAAACGCTTTGCCATAATCTCAGCACCAGCGTGTTCACGAATCATTGGTAAATCAAAGTATTTGTCCCTTGTATAGGCGCCATATTTACGAGTAGCATCTAACTGGGTTTCAGATAAAACACCATTATTCCACGATTGCTTCACATAATGATAATTGCGACTAAAGCCACCATTTCCAGTATCAAAGTTGATCGTTATATCAGTTGCTAATTCAGAGATTGGCGACCTTGATAATGACATTGACTTCATCATAATGTCAGCGTTGGTATAAGTATCATCAACACTTGGTGAATCACCTAAATACTTGATATAAGCAACACCATTACGCCAGTTAATAATCATATTGGATTGCAGCAACATCTCGCCTACAACCTCTCTTAATTGATTACTGTTATTTAAAGCGAAGTCCAAACAATGGATTGATTTTTCATTATACAAAATAGGCGCAACATCATTCACCGTTTCAGTAGATGAAGATAATATTGAATTACCTAAGTCAGCATTTGGAGATGGATTATAAGCACCAGTATTTGTTACTAATTCTCGCATTGTTGGATATACACCAGAGGCAGTATCAGTATTATCAAGCGTGTTATACACCTTAGAGAACGCAGAATCCATTTCTGCCTCATTTACGAACTCAACAATATCAGCACTACCCTCAGAGCCAATGACTGGATTTTGAGCGTATTTGTTAATTAATGCTTTGATCTGTTGGTGTGGCATTTTCAAACCAGTTGAGCCATCAACCTGACCAATTACATCACAAGTAATTCTAAGGTTAGAACGTGCCTGAGTAATTGAAATTGGCGTTGAAAAATATAAGTTACCAGTATCAGCATTATCACCCCTTGATAGAGCAGTTCCACTTTTAACAACCTCAGCTATTGAAGTTCCAACAACTGAAGCATCTGTTGGCAATGGATATTCAGAACTAAGAATAATGTTTTGATTGCTTGAGCCATTTGATTTGTAATCATAGACCAAATCACCAGTAGCATTATCAGAGCGCATAAATGAACAAGTGGCATATTGCCAAGGAACTGTGATGCTGCCCGTAGAAACAAACCTAATATTAACATCTGGCGAAGATGAAGAAAATGAAATAGGGTTTTGAATCGGATTATTATATCCACCAACAACCTGATTAAACGAACCAGATACAACTCTTACATTGTAGCCAAAATTAGTTGATAAATGACTACCGACACCCCAGTGAATATCTAGCTGGTGCGAGTATGTAGCAGAGCCACCAGAAGTATGACTATGTCCATCATCAACAATACCAATATCATCATTAACTCCAGAATCATCAAGCACCTTTTTATTACTTTCATCAATCTGTAAAGCTTTAGAAACAACATTAGTTATTTCTTCTGCTGGGATTGTTAAATACGCCCTTGTTTTGCCATCTTTTGAATAGCTTGTGCTGCTTAATAAATAGGCTAATGATTCAGACGTTTCTGTATTGTAAAAAGGAACGCCATTAATCTTAACATTACTAATCCTTTCAACTGGATGGTCAGCAATAACAAACACCTCATCAGCATCATTCTCTAGTTTAACAATGTCACTCACATCAAAAGCATGAAGTATTGGTGTGGTTAATTGTAGCTTCCAAAGGTTAAGCGGATAAGTTGCTACGGTATAAGTTGCCACATTAACAAGACTGGTTAGTCCTAAATAGCCAGTTAATGATGCTGAAACTGATTCAGTCGTAAGCACCTCACTAACGGTAATAACACCACCAATTACACTAATGATCGTATAGAATCCATCATTGTAGCTTGTATTATTTACTTGAACTGTCATACCAGCAGAATAACCAAGCATACCAAAATCATCAAACGCTGAAGTTATTGTAGAAACGCCCATTGAGAAGGCAAAATCCACCATATAAGTATTTTCTGCTATTAATGGGTAATCATCAAGCAAAGTAGCATCAACGGTAATAACATCACCAGTAATATCTGTAATCTTAGCTAATGAGTTTGTTATTTCTGCATCTGTAATAGTACCAATACCACCTTCATCACTACCCATTGTTGGCGGATTATCAATGTCAGCCATCTTGCCACTATCTAAGGCAATGTAATCACCAACCGTCATACCAGTTGTAAAGCCACTAGCGCCAGTTACAGTATTTGAACTATGAATTACTGTGCCAGAGCCACTAAGTATATTTAAAACTATTGAATTTCCAGAGGTGACGTGTTCAATGCTTTTAACATTAAATGAAGCCTTAATCCTTGATCCTCTAGGTGTTCCAGCAAAATACGTTTCATCATCATCATTAACTGTATGCTCTAACACTATCGGTAAATCTACCTCTGTGGCGTTGGTAGTTTGGTTTGTGGTGACGTTTCCACGATACCAATGGGATATATCATCTGCTACATAAATAAAGTCCTCAGTAGAGTCTTGATTCCATTCAGATACTCTATACAATTCAACCGTTCCATCAAAGTCTGGCGATACAATAATATCTAAAGAATGAACTGGTGCGTCATTAGTCTTTAAAGTAAATGTTTGGTAATAGTTATCCTCTAAAGCATAGCTAACCTTTGAACCCTCAAAATCAGTATAACCAAACGCATCTGTTGGGTTGTCATGATTGACAAAGCTACCATCAACTTTAAAGTAACCAGCAGTCCAAGAAGAAACACCCACGATAATCTCTTGATAATGTAGAGGCTTGAAGCCTAAGTCCCAAGTTAAAGTATTAGTTCTAAATACTCTATCAATAGCACTGTTTAAAACTGGCGTTACTACTAATCCAGTTCCAGCAGTTTCACAAGTGGCATTAAGTCCTATTGTAGTATCATACTCATAAGCGAACCAATTACCACCAGCAGTTGAAGATAATAGCTGGTCTGAGGTTTGGTTAAATAAACCCTTTAATTCGCCTTGAGAAACTATCGGATTATAAGAATATGTTGGCGATATATCACGTGCCAAGAATGTAGTGAAATGTCCAGTAACAGAACGACAAACGTGGTCTTTAACCCTACCATTAATAATCGGTAAAGGCATCCCAACATCTTCACGTCCAGCTGCTGGATAATTAGAATCAGTTACAAGGTTTGGTATTTGTCTATCATAGCTGTATGCTATATCTTGTAAATTAAACGATACCGAATCCTCAGTATATTCAATCGCACCCTCAACCGTACCAATAAACATTTCTTCAGCATCAGTAACCGCACCTGAGCCAATTGAATCTTCAAAGCCAAGATAAACCGTACACTTCATTCCAGCTTGGATAACAGATACTAATTGCTCAATATTGTTAGCAACTTGGAGTGACATTTCACCAAATACTTGTTTTGAATCATCAAGCGTTTGAGTTAATGGTGTTGATGCTATTAATGTGCCATCATAAGTATTGCTGTCGTATGTTATCTCACGCTCAGACCATCTATAAAGCGTTGTTACTGAAGTTCCAGTATCTGGCTCGCTTCCTGAAACATATTCTTTTAGTTCATAATCAACAAATACAACTGGTGTGAATGTTGTTGAATCTAACTTAGATTGAAACCCTGCACTAAATGTTCTCATTATGCTGTCTGTAATAAAGTGAAAGTAGCACGATAGAAGCGGTCTTTGTAAATCTCGCTAATACGCATATTTTCATCAAATCTTACAGTATAAACATCACCGTATGGGTCTGTATATTCAAAAGTCTTTTCAGCACCATTAACCGTTGAATCATAAAACGATTCTAAGGCATCACGCTCACTTTCAGCTGTTAAAACAACAGATATAGAATATCGGTAATTAGTAACGCTTCTTGAATATACATACATTGAGCCATCTTCCATCTGAACGCTTGAATTATGCTTAATTACAGCTCTCTCATAAGGTGATTCTGGGTCATTAGTAAAGGCTAATGATGTTGTAGCACCAGCTACCGTTGGGTAATCAAATCTCATTGTGCTAATCCTAATGTAGAACGACCAACTTGTAATGACATATCGCCTCTGCTATTTAAAGCATTATCAACACCGTGTCTGGAGTTCTGTGTGTAAATATTAGTTACGTTTGATGGTAGTGCTGAAGCTGGGGATTCACCTCGTCTTGTTTGTGCTGAGTCTTTAATATTTTGCTCAGTATTAGCAATGCTTTTACCAATATCATAACCAAACTTATTAAGCGTTTTAAAACCACTAATAACTTTCTTTATTGACCAAGCCAGAGCGTTAATAATAGTCAGCATACTGTTAGCACCTTGTTTAATGCCGTCCCACATACTAGAGCCATTATCAGTTAGCCATTTCTTCATTGACTTATATTCATCAATCAAGAATTTAGCATGGTCACGACCTTTAGTTTGCCATTTAGCACTATCATCAGTCATATCTTTAAAGATTAAGCCTTGTTTATAGGCTTCATTGAACAATTCTGCTGTAAATCCAGTTATATATTCAGTTCCAGACTTCATTGATATTGCTAACATATTCTGCCAACCCTCAGCAGCACCGCCAGATGCAAGAAAGTATTTACCAACAGCTTCACTAAACTGTTTTAAACGTGTTTTCATTAGTGGCAATACATCTTCAGCAACCCTATTTTTAAAGGTCATCCAATCGTCACCCATATTATTCAGAATACCGCCTAATGTTTTAGAGCGTTCTTCCATAGCACCCTCATACTTTTCATTCCAAATGGCTTGAATAGTGCTGGTTACTTGTTTACGGTTGTTACGATCAATAATCTTAAAGGCTTCTTTGCCCATCTTATCGGTAAAGGCTAGAGCAGTTTTACCAACATCAGTAAGACTTGCACCCATACGAGTAGCATTAGCCTTAGTAATTTGAATTGCTTTGATACCAAACTCTTTCAATCGTTCAAATTCACCAGTTTGAGCATCAGCCATAGCCTCAACAGCCATTAATATGTCTTTACCCATAGCAGCAGCAGCATCACCTAATGATTGCATTGATTTAGTACCATCAATACCGTAAGCAGCTAACTTAACAAATGATTCTGATAGTGTATTAATTGCGAATGGTGTCTTTTTAGCAAAGTCTTGTAACCAAGCAAATGATTTATTAGCTTTTTCTTGTGAGCCTAAAACAACTTTAAGAGTTGCTCTATAATTCTCAAACTCAATACCAGTTGAAATGATGCCTTTTGCTAATGCGCCTAATCCAGCAGCACCAGCAAGTGCGATAACTGACGTTTTAAGGTTAAATAACGTGCCTATAAGACCTTTAAATGCCTTACCCATGCCAGAGCCAACCTTTTTAGCTGTTCTGCCTAGTTTCTTTAATTTGGTACTTACTTTTCTGATTGCTTTAGAGGCTTTATCCCTAACACTAATCAGTATTTCCATTTGCTGTTTGGTCATCTATACACTCCATCATCAGAACCAGTTTATTTGGCTGTTCTGCCCAAGTCCCAGTATTTGGATATTGACCAGCTTTCCAGTATTTAAATATCCTGAAATAATCGCCAACCTCTTGAGCATCTATTACTGGACAGCGTGAAGCGTGTCCCTTAATACCGTGTGCCATAACTATTGTTGAAGCATTAAGGCTACAACCACGAACTTCTTTATCGTGATTTGAGCAGTTGCTACAATCATACTTCAATTCACCTTGTATGATTGCCCCTATTACTTTTTTTCGTCATCATCTCCAAACCCGTTAAGGTTAAGAGCTATGTTCCCTAATTCTTCAACAATACCTAATCGTGCCAGTTTGTCCATAGTGGTGTCTGAAAGCCTACCTCTCTCAATCTTAATTGGGAAAGGTAAGTTATCAGCCTTTTTAAGCGAATGACGTAATGAATCAGCAGTTAAACCAAATAAATTGGTGTTAATCTCTTGACCATCACTACCCAAATCAAATGATATGTGCTTATCCTTAATCTCAGCAAATTTCATAAAGGTAATAGTACCCATGTGAAATACTGTTGGGGATTCACCATCTTTAAAACTTAAATGTTTTATGTCGTGTGATTCCTTGTATGCTTCAATATCCGAATTAGCAATATCAATTGCTGGATCTTCTGACGATACAAATTCCTTTGTGTCGTTTCTATCAATCGCTTTAAATGCCATTATGCTACTGTGCCTTTGGTTAGTGCGCCTGAGCCTTGACCAGAGAAACTAAAGCCAATTACACCCTCAGATGAAGCATCAATTGATACCTCACCAAGTGTGATTGAGCCACTAAAGTTCTCATCGCCAGTTGTGTTACCCTCTGCTCTAACTTCAATAGAGTAAGTAGAATCACCACTAATCACTTCATCAACTAAAGCGTTTTGATACGTGTCATCTGGGTCGTACATTCCAGAACCATCAACTGACCAAGATTTGGTTGTTGCTGTTGTATCAATCCACTCATCATTGAATGAGTTGTGTTGCTCTGAGTTCTGAGTGATTGATAAGGTAAAACTGGTTAATTCACCAATTAAGTTACCCGAACTATCACGTAAAGAACCGTTATATCCTTTAATCGTTGCCATTATTTAACTCCTGTTTTAAT